GACTACAGAGATGGGAAAGATGGGAAAGATGGCAAGGACGGTGCGCCGGGTATCCAACCACCGGAAATCCTTAACATAATAAACCGGATAGCCGCCCTTGAAAGGAAAATAACATGACCAGCAGCAGGAAGCCAAAAATAGCGCCCGTCGAAGTTCCCGAAGACCCATCGCCATCGCCGGAGCCAGTAATGGGCCGCGAAGAAGAAGAGGCCAAGAAGAAGGTCAGGAAGCGACGGGGCGGCAGGGCATCGAATATACTTGCCGGAAGATTAAATGCGCAACGTAATGATACTGATATATTAAAAACACGATTGGGGTAATATGCCGCCTTCGGCTGAAGAATACATCGAACGCATGAAGAATCTTGAGTCTGACCGTGCAAACTTCGACCAGCGGTTTCAGGACTCAACAGACTATGCCATGCCGCATAACAATCAAATAATAGATGAGCGGTCTTCGGGCGAAGCAGTGGAGGACTTATTCGACACCACCGCAGAGGAATCCAATATCCAATTAGCCTCCGGTCTTTATTCGTTCCTGTTTCCGGCTGCGACCCGTGCGTTTGTTCTTGAAGTTGACGATGAGGAACTTGCTGAAAACGACGATGTAAAGCAATGGCTCGAAAAGACCACCGAGCTAATCCATAAATATCTTATCAGCAGTACGTTTCGGGAAGCATTTTTTGAGCACTTAAAATCGTTGGGCGTTTTCGGTACGGGATGTCTCTATGAGGAAAAGGGCAAGAATGTTGCTATTGTATTTATAAATTACTTCATGCGTGACATTTACATCGTCAGGAACTCAGATGGCCAAGTTGATACAGTATTTAGGAGGTTCAGGTTTTCTGCCCGTCAGGCCGCTCAGGAGTTTGGCCTTGAAAACTTAGGCGATAAGATTAAAACCGCCTTCGACAGCGTAGTAGACAGAGATAAGAAGTTTGAGTTTCTGCACATTGTAGAACCCAGAGAAGACCGTGACCTTGACGCTGATGACCCTAAGAATATGCCGTGGCTAAGTGTTTACATTTCAAGGGACGAGGCAGAATTTGTAAATGATGCGGAAAGTGGTTACGAAGAATTTCCTTATCAGGTAAGCGTATTCGATAAAGATTCGCTTGAAGATTACGGTCGCAGCCCAACACAGAAGAAGCTGCCTGATATTAGGATGGCCAACGAACTCAAGCGGATTAGGGTCAAGGCGTGGGACAAGATGGTTGACCCGACCATGTTAGTCAAAGACGACGGCTCGGTATGGCCGCTGACGACTAAGCCCGGCGGCGTGGTTTTCTTTCGTGACGAGAAACCGGAATACTGGGAGTTCAAGGGCAATCTTTCCGAGATTAACAATGCGATTACTGAGACTAAGCTCGAAATACAAAAAGGCTACTTCGTCGATATGTTCGACCCGCTGATTGATAAGCAGAACATGACAGCCACCGAAGTACAGGCCAGAGTTGAACAGAAGTTGCGGTTCCTCACCCCGATAATCGGACGACTCCAGAGTGGGCTGTTTAACCCGATGATACAACGTGTGATAGGAATTTTAGGTAGGCAGGGCAAATTGCCTGAGATGCCGCCGGAGTTATCAGAAAAAGAGTTCAGTGTAATGTATCTTGGCAGGCTCGCTCTTGCCTTGAGGACTATCGAGACCGAGGGCTTGACCAAGACACTTCAGGAATGGGCACCTCTGGCTGATATGAATATACTCGAATGGCTCGACCATATCAACATCCCGACAGCGTTCAGGGACTCGGCAAGGAACAACGGGGTTCCTGCTACATGGCTCAGGCCATTGGAAGAGGTAAAGCAAATACAAGACGACAGGGCAGAGGCAGAGCAGGCGGCTCGGCTGTTAGAGGCTGCACCTGACCTTGCGAAAGCATACAAGGCAACGAGCGCAAAAGCGGAAGAAGGAAGTCCGGCAGCGAATATAGGAGAAGGATAATGGAACATTTTAAGAGTTTGAAACAAGAAACGAAAAAGGAACGTCGTGAGGCTGAAGAGTTTGCGATACGGCAGACCACTCATATACAGGCGTTGTTCGCAGACGACAAGGGCGACCTTGGGCTAAAAGCTATTGACGGTATAACCGGATATAACAATGACCCGTTTGACCCCGACCCATACAAACATGCGTATAGAGCAGGAAAAAGAGCCGTGTCGGTTATCCTGCGAGGTATGATTGATAGAGATGTTAAAAAAGCGAAAGCAGAAATGGAGAAAGAAGATGAGACAAGAATGTAGAAAGTGTGGTGCTAAATTAAAGCACGACAAAACTTCTGACCAGTATGACCCTGAGTATTGTTCGGGTTTGTGTCGGAAAAAAGATGGTTCCCCTCCGTATGTTAAAACAGCGGAAGAGCGGGCTATGGTTGTGGAGGTGGTGAAGAAGAAAAAACCCGCTTCGTTTGAGGACTACAAAAAGAATGTGCCAAGCAAGTACGCCCGCAGGTTCGAGCCGGAAAAGTTGAACTGGTCAGCCAACAAGATGAACGAAGAGCAACTGAAACAGGCCGGATTCCGTGCCAACCGTGAACCGATTCCTGGTGATTGGGATTATGAAGATACCACAGTAAAGGATTTTCTTAAAAATGTCGCCACGACTGATACGGATATTTTCGAAGAATTTGATTGGGATGCACTGAAAGCCAAGGCCAAAAGTCTGAACCTAAAGATTTTCGGCAAGAACAAAGAGCAACTTGCAGCAGAAATAAAGGAGGCCGAAAATGCCTGATGAAGCAGTAGGCGCAAATGGCGGCGGTGATGCAACATCTGTTATAAACGCTGACGGCAGTTTCACCGAGGATTTTTATGGCTCACACGGCGAGGAAAACAGGGAATATCTGTCAAGATACAAGACGCCTCCCGACCTCGCAAAAGCTAATGTCGAAATGAGGAAGAAGTTCAGCAAGAACCCTGACACTTTGGTAGAGATACCGTCCGAGACCTCCAGCGACGACGTGAGGGCTGCGTGGAGCAAGGCCCACGGCAGGCCAGAAACACAGGATTTGTACGAGTACGCGCTGTCAGACGAACACGCAACGAAACTTGGACCGCTTGATGACAACAATATGACGATGATTAGGGAGTTTGCGCATAAGAAAAATTGGAGTCAGCAAGATTTCAAAGAGGCACTGGACCTTTACCACACAATGCAAGCGACGGGCGTTGACGCATTTGGCACGACCTTAGAAGAACAAAAGCAAGCTGCCTTTGATGAAGGCACTGCCATACTTAAAGGTCAGTGGCTCGACGGAACCGACGACCGAACCGCCGCCGCCCTTGCGCATCTCCAGAAGTATGGAGAGATTGAGGTGAAGGGCAAAGACGGTGAGATGATAAATCCGCTGGAAAAGTTATTCGAGGAAGCCCCGCAACTAAAACAATCACCGTGGCTGACTATGATAATGGACAACATGCGCTCAAAGATGGGCGAGGCCGGTCGTATAGGCGGTGGTGGCACCGGAGCGTTGTCGTTAGATGGGATAAATTCTCAAATAGCCGACATTCGCGCCAAGCAAGCCGCAATAAGAGAAAAGAATCCTGTAAACTTCAAAGGAGACCCAGAGTTCAAGCGCTATGAGGAATCCCTCAAGGCTCTATACCAAAAAAAGCCAGCGTAGGCTTTATATTTCAGATACCCGTCAGAAATGACGCCCTGATGCTTGTGCGAAAGAAGCACCGCCCGATACAGGCGTAATAGTGTTAGGAAAGCCCCGATTTTTGGACACCCTTTCCGAAAAAACTAACCATTTTTTTTGAAAGGTAACATAATGAGTTCAAAGATTAACATGACGGGAGGCATACCAACTTGGTTTACGTCAAAGTTCCACGACGACCTGTATTTGGAGTGCCAGAAAGACGAATCTCGCTTCGGTCAAGCCGTAAGGATTGAAACCGACCTCATGAGCGCGGAAGACAAAGCGTTCGATATGATGAGCGAGTTTGAATTGCAGGAAAAGACCGGCAGGAACCCCGCAACTCCTGAGATGGACCCAAGTACACAGAGACGTTGGGTGGACACCACTCCATACCACAACTCTGTATTGTACGATATGGACGACGACCTTGATGTTAAGTTGTCGCCCACGGGCGATTTCGTCACATCGTTCAAAAACGCAGTCCAACGCAAGAAGGATGTCATTATCTTCAATGCGTTTGAGGCTGCAACCACATCCGGTCGTCGGGGCGGCGGTGGAACGACGATTAGCTGGGCGAACCAAGATGGTAATGTGAAGTACACCGACCGTAATACAGGTCGTACCATCGCTTACGACTGTTCGAGTGGTAACTGCTCCGCATCCGATGTCGGTATGACCGCCGAAAAGATAGAGCTTGTTCTGGAATACATGCGGAACAACGAAGTAAACCCGAACATTCCTATCTGGGGTGCAATTTCACCAAGACAGGCCACGAACCTGTTTGGTCAGGAAGAGTACGTCAACATCGACTACAACAACCAGAAACCACTCCCCGAAGGTCGAGTTCTCAAAAACTGGATGGGTATAAACTGGATTGTTGACCCGCTGGTTGTACTGGGTTCGAGCAACGATGTCGATGGTGGCGCAAACGTATATGAATGTTGGTTCTGGGCGCAGGATGCGATGATTCTCGGCATAGCAGACTCCTTGACTATCAAAATCACCGAAGAGTCCACGCGGTCCTATTCTCAGCGAGTATACGTTCACATGAACATGGGTGCCATGAGATTCGACGAAGCTAAAGTCATTAAAGTCGAGTGTCAGTAATTTAATTTTTGCGGGTGTTTCCCGCATTTTTGAAAGGAAAACATTATGAGTTTCGATAATTTATTTCATGGTTCACAGGATGTACCGAACCACACACAATGGCGTATTGCCGCAGAAAGTCTGTATGCAGATAGAGATATTTGGCATCCGACGGCGACTAAGTATTTTCCGTTAGGTGCCCTTGCCGAAGCTCGCGATGGTCGCAGATGGCGGTATTGCGAAAACAGTGCCGCTACTCTTGCCATAGCCACGTTTCATCAGTCTTCTGTGGCAGTCGATAACTGGGTCTATCAGGTACAGACCAACACTCCCGATGTTTGGGTTGCTGAAGATAAGGTTGTCACGGTAGTTACTGATACTGCGTTTGCTGTTCACGACCTTATCGACGGGTATATGTATGTCCCCGATGGTACTGGTGAAGGTAATATGTATATCATCAAGGACAACAAGGTTAGCACATCTAATGCTACAAGTGGTTATAACACCTTGGTTGAGATTGCCGACCAAGGTGGTATTCGTACTGCGATAGTAGCTGCATCTGACGTTACGTTGATGTTGAATAAGTACAAAGACGTACTTATTTTCCCGACTGACCCGACTGGCCCCTGTACTGGCGTTTCTATGACATCTATTCCAGCAAGCTATTTCTTCTGGTCGCAGGTAAAAGGCCCGTGTCCGGTTATAAACGGCTCGGAAACACTTGTTATCGGTGACATAGTATGTGTTGGTACTAATACGGCTGGCGCTGCGGGTTTGGCTGATGTAGCGGCTGATGGCGATACGATAGCCGGTTATGTCATGAAGGCTCCTACGGCTACCGGCGATTATGCGATTATTGACCTAACCCTTGAATAAGAAAGGAGTACAAAATGAAACGATTCATTACAATTTGTTTAGTTTTACTGTTATGTACTCCTGCTTATGCAACTCCTGTCAGT